ATTGCTACAATAATTATACCACAAACAATTGTTGATGTTGTAAAACTTGCACATGAACCAAATTGTGAAAATGATTGAGAATATGTTTCATTTGACGTCGCATCTTGTGTTGATGCTTGGGTATTACGTAAATCAGCAGCAGTTGTTCCTGTTAATTTTTGTATATTACTACTTGCTACAGAATCATCTGATTTTACACCCATTTGAGTTGCAACACTGTTTACAATTGAAGTACCAATATTTAAACTTTGAGATAATGTTTGACGTAATGTCATGTTATAATTTTGAGATATATTTGTTACTGTACAGTTACCTCCTATATTTGCTGCATTAATACTCAAATTTTGATTTGCAATAACAGTTTGAGCTAATATATTTACAGTATCTTTTGTAAAATTTTGTGTAACTGCATTATTTACAATTGATTGTAATGTTTTATTAATATCTACTTTATCTGTAAATGGAGCTGATAATGCTACTGCATTTGATAAATTATTATTTACCGCTTGTGTAAGATTTACATTTGCTGTTAAATTTTGAGGTATAATTGCTGTTGGATTTGCTACTGGTATTGGATTATTATTTGCTGAAACTTGACTTAAATTTGCTACTGCTGTTTGTGCTAAGGATGCACTTTGTGATGATGCAATATCTGTTGCAATGTCTGCATTCATTACTTGATTATTTTGTGCATTAGTACTTGCTTGAAATTGAGCTAAAGTCGCATTAGCTAAATCAGTCCTAACATTATCAAGTGCTGTCATATTTAAAGTTGCTATTTGTGCTACATCAACTACTGCAGTTTGTGATACATCAGATATTGTCAAATTACCTGCACAACCTGTAAGATTAATACTCATATTTTGATTAATAGTAATATTTTGTTGTGTGCTTGATGTTGTATTCGTAATACTATTTACTACCATTTGATTTGTTATTTCTGATAAAGAAGTTAATGAATCATTTGTCATATATGTTACTGCAGCATTTACAGAAGTACTATTATTTACCGTATTATTAGTAGTTTGTGTATTATTATAAGTTGGAGGACAACTTGACTTATTTGCACCATTGTCAGTTCCTACTGAACTTCCTTCATTTCCTGCTGCTGATGCAGATGTTGAAAGTGCTGCTGATGCAGATCCTTTTGCTTCAGCACCAAATGCACCTGCAACTGAACCTGCAGCTGAACCACCTAAACCACCTAATATATCACCAGCAGCTCCACCAGCTACAGATCCACCAGCTTTTGCACTAAGATCCATTCGTGCTGCTGATTCTAACGCCGCTTGAGTAGCAAAATTTGATTGTTGTTGCGCTAACGTAGCACTATTTTCAACTGAATTTGTACATCCTGGACCAGCGAGCGGTGGAAAAGGTAATGCACCTCCGCTACCATTTTGACCTAACGTAGGAGGTTGTAGTAATGGTGGTACTGCTGCAGAAGTCGTTACATGAGCTTGTGCAGTAGGAGGAGGTGGAGAATTATCAATAAAAGTTACTGAAGCGCTAGATTGTGAAGATGGACCATTACCCATATTTTTACTATAAATTAAAAAAAGAAAAATATTTTTTTAGTTTATGGGAATAGAAAAATTTTTTAATACTCTACATACTTCATATAAAGCAATTTTAATCACACCATTCAAAAAAACATCAGCTGATTTTCTATTCTTTGATTTTAATTCAATCATTCATAAAATATCTGCTCAAACTGTATCTGATTTAAACTACCTTTACAAAATTTTATTAATATCTAAAAATTACCCATCAGATAAGCTTATCAAATATTTTACTAATAAATATAAAAATTATCAAAATATATTCTATCTATCTATAGATTTTCTCTATACTCCATCTGGTATATCTCAACTAATAACTGATTTGAAGAATATTGATATTAATACTATTATCATATATCAAATTATAAAACATATCGAATATTATATTTCCCAAATTACTAAATTAAAATATGTCTACATTTCAATTGATGGTGTACCCAGTATTGGAAAAATAATGGAACAACGTCACCGAAGATATATAGGTGAAATTATTGGCTATCAAAATTATAAAAAAATTATGTCCTCTAATTTTCCAAATAAATTATCTGAAGATTATCCTTATGATTATCCCTCTTATTATCAAACAAGATTCCAATTTCCAAAATTAAATATATCCCCTAATACCTCATTTATGCGAAAATTAGTTAAATCTATTAAAAGTCATAATTTTCCTATTCCCGTTCAAATAAATGATGACTCTGTCAGCGGTGAAGGTGAATTTAAAATTATTAATTTTATTCGTTCTTTTAATGATTTATTCATTGATAAAAAAATTATTATTTATAGTCCTGATTCTGATATGATTTTATTATCTTCTATTTTACCTCATGATATTCATATTTTACGATTTGACCAACAAGAAAATATTGATTATATAATGTCTACCGAAATATTTAAAAAAATTGTCTCCAAATATATTACTGATAAAAATAATTCTGAAAAAGAAATTCAATCTATTATCAATGATGTTATTTTTATTTTTAGTGTATTTGGTGATGATTTTTTACCAAGATTAGAATGTATTCAAGTTAATTACCACTACGACAAAATATTAAATATTTATAAAAAAATTCATTCTGATGGTTATATTTTAAATGATGATTCTATTAATCTAAATCAAATGAAAAACTTTATTAATGAACTTGCAAAAATAGAACTTTCATTATTTAGTGATACTTTCAATATTAAAGATGTAAAAAATATTAATGATATTCCCAAAACTTCTTATTTACGTAAAAAATCTTCTTCATTTAATAATGATCCATTAGATGGTAAAATTATAAATGAAATTAATGAAGATATTAGTAACTACGATAAATTAGAAGAAAAATATAGTGTAAAATATTATCTGTATCCTAGAGATGAATATTATAAACACTATGAAATGAAACCTGAAGAATCTTCTCTTGAATATATTAAAGGATTATCTTGGATATTTAATTATTACTTTAAAAATAATTTAAATTATAGCTGGTATTATCCTTACGAAAAAGCACCACTTATTTACGATTTAAATAATGCATTACAAAAATTAGATTCACTCAAATTTGAAACTGATGATTATCCTTTAATTATGACACCAATTGAACAATCTATTTATACATCACCTATTGATACAACACATTTATTATCTAAAAATTATCAAAATATTGCTAAAACATTTTATAAACAATTAGGTAAAAATTTTAAAAATATTTTAAATGAAATGGGAGAAGTTGATTGTAGCAATTCTAGTTATTTAAATAAATGTTCATTATTAAAAATTAATCATCCTATTTATAAATTATCACCAAAAGAATTTATAAAGAAATTTAGAACATACTCTAGTACAAATGATTTTCTCAAATACGTTAAATATTATGAAATTACAAATGATCCTTATTTTTATGATTTGATAAAAAAATTATAATCATATATTAATGCAAACATTAGCTACATTTTTATTAATTATATTAGCTATCTATCTATATTTAATATATTATCACAAAATAGATACAAATAATATTTTAGATGTAATGCATACTGCGTTTATCCGTCAATTAGTCTTTGAATTAATTCCATTTGTCGTTTTATTCGGTACTCGTGATATGTATTTTATTAATATAACTAACGCTCCTAATTTTTTTAATTCTGTCATCGGTAGAAGTATGATAGGTATGATTGGTTTTACTTTTGTTTCATATGTTATTACTGCTGCTACTCCTCAAAAACCATCTGCTGTATCTATTCATACTGAACATCATGAAATTGAAGAAGAAGAAAATGATGAAGATGAACAAGAAAAAGAAGAATCACAATATATTTCAAACAATAATGAGATTGAAAAATTTGGAAATATCAAAAAATATAAAACAAAAAAACCAACTGCAAACGACACTCAATTATTACGATATGCTTTAATTTGATAAATTTTCATTTACATAATTTATTATTTTATAATCACTTTCTTCAATATTCTCATTAAATACATTCTTTTTATTATAAAATTCTCTTATCTTTTCTGTACACTCCTTCTCACTTGTTTTACATGAATTTATTATATCTCTACTTTCTGTATGAAATTTAATTGGTATTTCAATTCTTCCCCACCATTTATTACTAAAATTACCTAACATTTTGTATTTTAATAAATATTCATCAAAATTACAACTTGGATAATGTAATATTTTTCCATATGGTGAATCTAATAATTTACCTCCTGAAAATCCATGAACACCTGTTATAATTGCATCTGATGTTAAATTTAATGCTGATTTTCCATTTGAATATGCAATATATTTTGCTCCATTTATTTTAAACTTTGTTCCATCTCTAAAACAATTTTGATAGCTATCATGTTCTGGAACCATTTCATAATTATTAAATTTAATTACCGCATAATTATTATTAAATAATTCTGAAAATGACTTATCTTCTGGATAAAATATTTCATCACCATCAATATGCAATAACCAATTTATACCATCATTTTTTGCATATTCTTGTATTGTAGCAAAATTTAATATTTGGCGACTCATTACTTCATCATCATAATTTTTATGAAACATTTCTAACATTCCATCAGAAGCTAAATTATTTCTCCATTCTTTTGTATTTTTGAAGATTACAACTCTATTATCATTATAATCTATATTTTCATTTTCATCATCTAAAACAATATATAACTTATCAAAACCAATTTTTAAATGGTATTTAATCCAATCATTTATTTGATGCGGTTTTTTTACAGTTGTTGCAATTGCAGTTGTTCCTTCTTTAACTGTATATTTAGGTGATTCTGTAAATTTTTCAGTTATAATAATACGTAGTAACATAATAATTAATGTAAATATTAATAATAATAATATAATTTTGGTAACACTCATAATTATATTTTATAAAATTAAATTAATCGAAAAACTTATTTCTCGCTATCATAAAACTATTATATTTTCCAAGATTAAAATCATATGTATCTACTAATAAACTATAGATATCTTCATTCTTGGTCTTCTTAATCTTTGTATCTTCATCTTTTGGTACTGTACATTTCTTTGTTGCATTTTTGAAATAATCTCGCACCTCCTGATAATCATAATTATCTGGCTTTTCCATCTCCTTAAATATACCATCTAATGATTTAAATTTTGTTAAATATTCATAACTTCTTACAAATCCAATACCTTCTACGGTTGGTAAGTAATCACAACCAAGCAAAATACTTAAATCTATAAATTGCGATTGATCAAACTTTAATTCCTTTAACATCTTATCCAAATTAACTTCCACTATCGAATCATCCTTCGTTGCAAAAAAATCTTTTAATACTCTACTTGCTCCAAATGTTAATAAATCCATATCTTCAGTAGCTACTGCGTATGCAATTTTATTTTCCATTAAACATACACATTGAGCATCAGCTTCCTCTGGGGAATCAATCCATGGAATACCCAATACTGTTAACATTTCTTTTGTATCTTTAATAATTTCAGGAGAAATTCTTGTAGATTGCATAAAAGCTGAAATCCTTTGCTCCATTGTTAATGTACCATTTTTATCCTCTAATTTTTCTTCTGCTTCTTTTTTAATATCATATCTTTTTTGTAATGTATTCTTTTTAATTACTGGTGGTTTCCCATCAAATACGAAAATAGGTGTAATTTTATGATTCAATAGCTTATTTATTAGATTCATTATACCAATTAAATGACTTGTAACTTTTCCTGATTTTGATGTTAAATCTTTTCCTGATTTTCTCATAGCTGATATATATTTATATATTACCAAACTTGTATCTATTGCAATTGTTTTGTTTTTAAAATCATCATATTTTCTATCAATTATGCTAGATGGAGCATATTTTTCTAAAAATTTTCGAAGATTTTTGATTCCCATTTTAGATATATATACTTTTTATTTTAAGTTATAACTTTTGTATAAAATTCTGAATCTATTTCGCTATTTCTTGAATCAATATAATTAAGATACTTGACGATTTTATCAAGTATCGAATCTTCTATATTAGTAAGGTTAATAAAAACCCCGTTAATGTTTTGACTATATGTTACGTTATTTTCTTTGATTATCTTATATATTTCTATATAATGACGTTTATTTTTCAAATTTTGTATTCTCGTCATTATCTGCTTTTTATCTATTAATGTATACTTTTCATCTAATACAGCATTATTAGTTTGATTAGCAGGTTCCATTTTAACTTAATACTATAGATTCATATATTAATTATATACCTAAAACGAATTTTTTACTATATTATTATATGAGCAACGAATATTATCCTTTACCCGCTGATCCAAATTTTCAATCAAAAATTTATAAAAAAAGAGAATATCAGTATTATCGTGCTAGTCAGCGTAAAAAAATTACTAATTATGAAGATTTAGCAAAATATAGACAAGACTCTTGTAAGAAAAAAAATACCGCTAATCCTCACCAATCTTTTTTAGCAAATTATATATCTCCTAAAACTCCTTATCGTGGTGCATTACTTTTTCATGGCGTAGGTACTGGTAAAACATTAAGTGCTATTTCTGTTGCTGAAAATTTTAAAAATGATGTAAAACGTTATCAAACTAAAATATATGTTCTAGTTTCTGGCCCATTAATTAGTGATAACTGGAAAAATGATATTATTAAATTTTATGGTAAAGATTATTTTAAAGAAATTCCATATGATTCTAATAATGATGCTTCTGTTCGTGATGCTGAACGTTCTGTTAAACAATTAATTAATCAATACTACAGATTCATGAGTTATAAAACTTTTTACCGTAAAGTTCTTGGTGAAAGAATTGTTGAAAAGAAGACTATTGATGATAAAGTTCAAAAAGTATATAGAAAAAATGAAGAAGGTGAATATGAAAGAGATGTTGCTATCGATAAAATAGAATCTTTAGATAATACTTTATTAATTATTGATGAAGCTCATAATTTAACTGGTACTGAACATGGTTTAAATAATTATGGTTTAGCTGTTAAAAAAATTATTAATAAATCTAAAAATCTTCGTGTTCTTTTACTTTCTGGTACTCCTATGAAAAATTTTGCTGATGATATCATTGAATTAATTAATTTTATTCGTCCAAAAGATTATCCTATGTTACGTGAAAAAATTTTTACTACTGATAAAACTGCAAATATGACTTTAAAACCTGATGGATTAGAATATTTTAAGAATATGTCCAGTGGCTATGTTTCATATTTTCGTGGTGCTGACCCTTTCTTATTTGCTCTTAAAAAAGAAGTTGGTGAAATTCCCAATGATATGCTTTTTACTCCCCTTGTTTTATGTAATATGAAAGACTTTCAACTTAATGCTTACAAAGAAATTACTAAAAAATTTGCCGAAGATGCACTTGAAAAAAATTCTGGTTCTATCTCTAATTTTGCATTACCTATTTATGATGATGGTAAATTATCTGCCACTTATGGTAATGAAGGTTACAATAAATTATTAAAACAACTTGAAAATTCTTCTATTAAAACTCAATTATGTAATGCTATTAATAAAAAAGTTTTTAATGGTAAATATTCAACACCTAATCAATTAATTAGATTAAATCAGACCAAAACTGGTATTACTGGTGATATTTTATTAGAAGATAATTTAATTAATTTTTCCAGTAAAATGTATTATTGTTTTAAAAATCTATCTGAATTAGTTGATGGTAAACGTGGTGCATCTTTAGCATTCGTTTATTGTAATTTGGTTAAAGTTGGTATTGACCTTTTTGAAGAAGTTTTATTATCTAATGGTTATTTAACTTACAAAGAAAATGGTGAATATGACATCCAAGATAATACCATTGATTACCAATACGGATTAACTTATGTTGAATTCAAAAAGAAGTTTGGTAAAGAAAAATTCTATCCTGCCGTTTACATTAAATATACTGGTACTGATGAAAATGAAGAATTAGAAGAACATGATGAAAAAGGTGAAATTCTTAAAAATGTTTTCAATAAAGTTACTAATAAAAATGGTAAAACGATTAAAATTGTTCTTGGTTCTAGAGTCATGAGTGAAGGTATCACTTTAGAAAATATTAAAGATGTTCATATTTTAGATACTCATTATAATTTAGGTAGAGTTATTCAAGTAATCGGTCGTGCTGTTAGATACTGTGTTCACTATAATTTAATGTCTGAGAAAAATCCATATCCTGAAGTTAATGTTTATAAATATGTTGTTAATCTTTCAGGTCAAGATAGTACTGAAATTCAATTATATCGTAAAGCAGAAAAGAAATTAATGCTTATTAAAAAATTAGAACGTGCTATGAAAGAAAGTGCAATTGATTGTCCAATTAACTATCAAGCTAATATGTTCATTGAAGAAAACGAAAAATCTAAAAATTGCTTACCTCCTGGTAAAACTAAAAATCTTAAAAAACAATGTTCTGATTTATGCGACTTTTTACCATGCAAATATAAATGTGATGACCCAAAATTAACAAGTTTGTATGACCCCACTAACCTAATTTATAAGAAATTAGAAAAAGAAAAATTAGATTATTCTACATTCTTCGTCAAATATGCTAATAATGAAATTGATTTTGCTAAAAATAAAATTAAAGAATTATACAAAATTAAATATGTTTATACTTTACCTTCTATTATCGAATATGTTAAAAAAGCATTAAATCCTGACCAAGCACAATTATATGATGATTATTTTATTTATCAAGCATTAAACCAATTATTACCCATTTCTGAAGATGATTTTAATAAACTATCTGATGTTATTTATGATAGATATAATATTCCTGGTTACCTAATATATAGAAACGTTTACTATATTTTTCAACCATTAAATCAACCTGAAAATGTTCCATTATTTTATCGACAAGTATATCAACGTGATTTAATTAACGATTTAACCATGTCCAATTATCTTAAATTATTCACTCTTCCTAAAGAAGAAATTGTTATTAATGAAAAGACTGATTATGATAGTAGCTATTATAATAATAAAACAGAAAACGATGTAATAGGTATTATTGATATTAAAGATAATAATGAAGTATTTAAACTTAGAAGAAAACTAGAATCTAATATAAGTAATAAGAAAAGAGGTGAAGGTATTGTTTCTGCTAAAGGTTCTACATGTGAGGATAAAGAGAAATCTGAAATTATTTTATATAGTAAAAAATTAGATCTCACTGTTGGTAAAGATGATTCAAGACAAAAAATCTGTAATCAAATAAAAGAAAAATTAATTGAACTTGAAAAATATAATAAAGATGATATTACCTATCTTATTATACCTAATAATCATCCTATATTAGAATTTCCTCTTAACATTCATGATAGAAAAGATTATACTCTTAAAAATTTAAAAGAATCATTCCCCAAAGTAAAAGTTTCTGTTGAAACATCTAAAAATAAATATGTATTAACTATCAAATCAGATGATGAAAATTTAAGAAATTTAGGATTTAAAAAAGAAGGTAAAGAATTTATTAAAGTAATTGACTAAAAATTAATTTTATATAGATAAGCATTAATTGTATCATAATGACTAGTATGTAATTTATGAACATGTTTCTTTTTTGATTTATAATATTTCTTGTCTTCTTCTGACCAATCTTCTTCCAATGTTAGAAAACCTGTCATATAAAAACAATAAATTCTAGCAATGAAATCAGTCATAGAACGAGAATACTTTGCATTTAAAACAGTATCAAGTTCACCTGCACGTTGTTGATTAACTTCAAAGTATTTGTCATCGTCGTATACGTCGTAAATACGTAGAATATTATCAGTTTGTTTAATTGGTGGCATTTTTTACTATCTATAATTTACTATTATAATTATTATTTTTTCAATTTTTTATACGCTATGTATAAAAAATTCTGATCTGTTGTTTTAACTAGGATTTCAATTTTTTATATGTTATTGAAAAAATAAATTATACTATTTCATCCACTAATCCACGTTTTAAACATTCTTCTGCAGTCCAATCTACATCTTTCTTAAGAATCTTGTCTAATTCGCTTCTTGTTATATTTGTATTCTCTACATAAATATCTTTAATCATTTCCATTGTTTTCTTAAGATTTTTAATTTCATCTTCTAATTCGCTCATCTTATTCCAAGATGTTGTAGAACGTAATTCATGAATTAACATCATAGAACAACGATTTATATATCTCTTATCTGCTACAACTGAAATTAATGTTCCTGCTGATGCTACAAATCCATCTACAATAGAATGTAAAGGTGATTTACAATTTTTAATCGCATTAATACACTTGAATGCTGCATGAATTGAACCACCATATGATGTAATATGTAATTTAATTGGTAATGATTCTTCTAATCCCATCTTAACTTTCATTATTTGTAATTTATTATCTAATACCTTAATTTCTTTAATTAATTTATTCATTGTTTCCATTGAAATATCATCATTAAAATAAATATTATTATCTACTGTATAACAAGATTCTTCATCGTGATGCTTAAATAATTTGCTAAAATCAAAATTATCTTCATCATCATGTTCTTCTAATTTAGGTTGATTACGTTTTAGTCTTTTAGAAAAAACGATGCTCTCTTTTACTATGTCATTGATATTACGCTTTGGCATTTTTAATACTGATTATATTAATTCTTATTTATATTAAAAAAATTGATAATAAATATTAAAATAAACAAATATATATTATTAATATAAAAGATGACAACCTCTAATTCTACATTAGTTTTACCTATTGTAAATACTGTATTATCAACAAAAGTTTCATTGCATCCTCACCAAATGAACAATGATATTTATCAAAATTTAAAATATAATGTAGCAAAAAAGGTTGAAGGAAAATGTAATGAATTTGGATTTGTAATTAAAGTTCTTAAAATCGAAGATTATAGTGAAGGTGTTATTGAAGCTGAAAATTTTACTGGTTCTGCTGTATATAATATTCGATATTTAGGAAGTTTATGTTCACCTGTTGAAAAAACACAAATTATTGCAAAAGTAGAAAATATTAACAATGCTATTATCTTAACTACACATGGTGCAATTTCATGTGTTATTACTCCTGATAAAATTAATACTACCATATTTAGAAATGAAGTTGGAAAATATTATTATGGTGATAATGAACTAAAAAAAGGTGAACTTGTTAAAATTACTATTTTATCTAAGAAAATTTATAAAAATGATATAATGATTTCTCTTGGATTTTTGGATGATGTTGCAACTCAAGGAGAAAAAGATAATTTTTATAAACCTGAGTTATTTAATCCAGATAATCAAATAGAAGAAACAACAAATTTAGTACAATTTCACGAAGATGAAGTTGAAACAAATAAAGAAGAAAATGAAAACACTGAAGTTAAAAAATCAGCTACGTTTGAGATTTAAACCTTTATTTATAGTATAGAATAGATAATACAAAAATGAATTATAATAAAAATATTGTATGTAATAATTGCGGAAAATTTGGTCATACGCAAAAAAGTTGTTCTGACCCAATTACTAGTTTAGGAATTATTTGTTTAAAAGTATCTGATGAAATAAAAAATAAATTAGCTACTATTCTTGTACATGAAGACCATTTTGATATTGCACAAAATATAATTATTGATATTATTAATGATGTTAATACAAAAATAGTTAACGATACTATTCAATATCTTATAGTGCAAAGAAAACATTCTCTTGGGTATATTGAATTCGTAAGAGGTAGATATAATATTAATGAATTAGAATCTATTTTTCATTTAATCCGTCAAATGACACCTAATGAAATTCAATTTATCAAAACAAAAGAATTCAAAGATATATGGGAAAATTTATGGAAGAAAACATCTTACAGCAAAATATATATAAAAGAGATGGAAGAAAGCTGTGAAAAATTTAATAAATTAAAAGATAATAAGTTTTTTGATAATGAATTAATTAATGATTATGATGAACCTGAATGGGGATTTCCTAAAGGTAGACGTAATCCAAATGAAAAAAATTTAAAATGTGCTTTACGTGAATTTTGGGAGGAAACAGGTATTCTAAAAAATGATTTAATTGTTCTTAATAAATTATTTCCATTACAAGAAATCTTTTTTGGTACTAATGGAATTAAATACAAACATATTTATTATATTGCAATCTATAATTCAAAAGAAGATATTAATATTGAAAAAATTCACGAAGATCAATTAACTGAAATTGGTGGTATTCAATGGAAAAATTTAGAAGGATGTTTATCTGAATTTCGTCCTTATCATGAAGAAAAGAAAAAAGTGTTAATATCGTTGAATAATTTTATAATGAATAAAATAAAAATATAAATCAACTTTAATGGAAAATTATCAAAAAATCATCTTTGAATTAATAGCAATTCAAAAGTGGGATGGTGTCACTGACATATTAAATAATAGAATTGACCCTGATATCAGAGATTCTGCTGGTAACTATTTAATTCATTTATTAGTCTATAATAATCAATTAAATCTATTAAAAAAATTATTAACTTTAGAACCAAGATTAGATATTTTAGATAGTGAAGGTAAACAAATATGCTATCTTCCTATTAGATACAATCAAACTAATATATTAAAATTATTATTAGAATATAATGAAACTAATTATGGTATTGACATTACAAATTTTAGAGATTGTGCTCAATTATCACCATTGTTTTATGCACTAAAATTTAATAATATAAATGCTGCTAAATTACTATTAGATTACGGTGCAAGATTAAATACATTTGATGAAAAACGTAATACTGTTTTACATATAGCATGTTTAAAAGGAAAAATAGAATTTGTAAAATTATTTATTGAATATTATCCTGAAATAATCCAATTTATAAATTTAGATAAACAAACTCCATTACATTCTGCTATTTTAAGTAATAATATAGAAATTGTAAAACTATTATTAAAAAATCAAGATGAAAATATATTATTAAATAGTCAAGATATTAATGATAGAACACCATTAATGTACGCTATTGAATTAGAAAAAAAAGAATTATTTAATAAATTAATATCAGATTCACTTAATTGGTATCTTCAAGATGGTGATGGAAATACGCATTATCATTTAGCAATTAAATATAATATTGATATTTCAAAATTCCCTATACCTACAAAGGACATTTTAAAGAAAACAAATATAGATGGAAACACCATTGCACATTTATTATTACAAAAAAATTTAACTACCTATTTCCCAGAAATATTAGAAAATTCTTCTTTTCTTATACAAAATAATAATGGTGACACTATTTTACATTATTTAGTGCAAAATGGTGATTGGATTAAATATAAAAATATTCTTGAAAAACAAAAATTATCTATTTTCTTACTTAACAAAGAATCTATGTCACCTTATAAGATTGTTAAAGATTCTAAAAATTTTGATGAATTTATGAATATTGTAACAAAAGCATATTATCATCAATTAACATCAAATAAAGATAAAGAATATTCTACTGATTGGGAAAATGGTTGTAGTTTAGAAAAAATAAAATTAAAAGAATGTCAAGAACATATTCAAACAAATATTAATAATGGTATATCTTTCCCTCAAAAGAAAATTAATTATTGTATTGATATCACTAAGAAAATGACAAAAAATGCATCATATTTAGGTATTACTTTAGATATAATAGGTGGATTATTATTATTAAAAGACAATATTAAAACAAGTTTAGATTTAGACATAATCAATAATTCAAATTTAAGTTCCTTTTATACTTCTAATAGAATCATCAGAAATGACTTTCTAAATTTCGAAATAATATGGGCATATCAAACAATATTTTTTCCTATTGGTTTAGATACATTATTTAAATCATTTTTAGATTCTAAATGTAGATATTTTGTTATTCCTATTGGTATCGAATTAGCACATGGTTCACATTCAAATATTTTAATTTATGATAAAACATCTAATAGTTTAGAACGATTTGAACCTGATGGCTCCAAACCACCAAATAGTTTTTATTATTTTCCTGATGAGTTAGATACTTATATTTACCAATATTTTAATAATTTAATACAATTAGAATATTTTACACCTGATACATCTCCCAGAATTAGTTTTCAAAGATATGAAATTATGGAATCTAATGCTAGAATATCTGATCCTAGAGGTTATTGTGGAGCATGGTGTTCTTGGTATGCTTATCAGAGAATTAAAAGTGGTATTAGTATGCCTAAATTAATACCAAAATTATTACAAAAAATTAGAGGAAATAATATGTCATTTAAACAAGTTGTTCGAAATTATGCTAATCAAATGGCTAATGAACGTGATATTTTACTCAAAAAAGCTAATCTAACAATTGAAGATTGGTTTAATAATATCTCTTTATTAGATTTAGAAAAATTAGAAAAACTTATTAAAAATTAAATTTTTTATGATAATCATTATATAATTTAAAAATAAATAACCCTATTACTATACCAATTAATAAGGTTATTGGATTAAAATGATATATCAAAGTTTTCAATATGTCATCTGTAAAAAAATCTATATTATTCATTTTTTCAAATTTTTCTAAATCATTACCTAGATATTTTGCTTGATAATATGTAAATACATCACCTACTGTTCTTGGTGCTGAACCATTTCTAATTCTAACATCATTATGTGCTTCAATTAAAAATGTAATAAATGAATATCTATCTCCTACAATATCATCCAATGAAATATTTTCTTGATATTTTTTTAAAAATTCTCCAAAGTGATATCTGCATGTTCCACATGGTAATAAATATTCTAATGATGTTAATAATTTTTTTGCTGCTTCTTTTTCTTCTTCTGATGGATTTTCAGGATATCCTAATGCTGTTGATTCTAAAAAGAACCATGTTTTTGGTCCCCATACTAACGGGGATAAAGCGTTTCTTTTAGACATTACTATTTTATTATATTTTTTTTTACAAAAATATCCACAAACATAAAAATATTGCATATACTATAAATAAAAATTTACATAAGGTTATAATAATCCGATATTTAAATGTTCTATGATGTTCAATATCAAAATTAAAATCATGTACTTCTACTAATTGATTATTTTCTTCATCTTGATTATCATCTAAATTTACTGTGTTATTTTGTGTGTCTTCTATATATTTATGACAAATTGGACATTCTAAAATATTATGTTTAAAATTCATCCAATTCATCCAACATTCTCCATGTATATTAAATTTACATTCACATTCAACTAAATTAATACATTTTGGTTTTTCTTCATCAAACATATCAAAACATACTAAACATGATTCTTTTTTATCTTCCATTATAACCAATAAAGAAAATTTTATAAAAATAATTGTTTTGGATTATTTTTAAGTTGATTACCAATTACGCTATATCTACTATTTGTTGAATTTAATATTAATTTCTCAAATGTAATATCATCTAAATTTTTTGAATAATATTTATATTGCATAATATGTGATATTGGAATTCTTGGAATCTTAATATTCATAATACTACTATTTCTTTTAACCGTTAAATTTAATTCAGAATGATCCATATACATCCATGTAATCCATGTATCAATATATATATAATTATCTATTTTATTCATATACATTGTATCGTTTACTTTTACATCTTCTATTTTAAGAATTATATCATTGATTTTTAATCCATTTTCATATAAATCCCAATCTTCTGTTACAACTATTTTATCATCAACTTTACTCATACCATAATAAATTCCTGCATAATTCATATCTAATCCATTAATAATATGTTTCAAAAAATACATTCCCAATATAATTGATTCATCATTGTGATGTTTAATTACTATTCCTGTTATTTTACTTTTATTATATACTATAGTACCTAATTCTACATATTTATTAATTGCTTGAACATAAATTGGTGGCAATATAATATGCCATCCATTAAATTCTATATTTTTAATATTTTCAATCCTTTTACCATTAATACTATGATTCTTATTTGGAAAATTAATTGTCATCTCACTTGCAGAATTAATACCAGTTGGTGTTGTAGTCCACACTCGCAAAAAATATGGATATGCATATCTTGATTCTACTAATTCAATAACTTTATCATTTAATGTAAAATATGCATGACTGCAATGTGTAAAATGTTTACTATCATGAACAAATGGTGTAAAAACTACCGTTTGATAATGAAAGCTCATCATCAAACCGTATTGCGTTCCTGCTACCAATCCTTCTTCATTAATAAAATGAATATTTAATATACCTTCCATCTTATTTAAAATTCTATTATACTTGACTATAATAATATTTTATCAATTTTTATAATAATTCACTAAACTTCGCTTCGCTGCGTCTCACTTCGTTCGTTTGCTTCGCAAATTCGCTAAAGCTCAGTTCGCTATGCTCACTTATCCGATACCCTTTTGTGTGAGTGAAACGAACTGAGCGATAGCGAATTTGCGAAGCAAACGAACATAGTGAGACGCAGCAAAGCGAAGTTTATAATCTTGACCTAAATAGACTATATAACTCTAATAATTGTTTATTAAATTCTCTATCATTTCTATTATTATCTGGAAATAAATATTCCTCTAATATCCTTGGTGTAATATTTCTATAAAATAAATACATATCTTTCCATATTAATGTATCATATTCTAATGGAAATATAAATGCTGGAACAATAGCTTTTGTATGGATTGATGGATTAAATGTTGACATATGTATCATTTTAACTATATCATTTTTTTCATTTTTTGAAATTGAATGTATATATTCACCTGTAACAATTGATAATGGATCTTTTACTACTTTTTTAATATCTGTCATATCTTCTATATTAATTAAATTTGAATATGCTGATATATATATAAATGGAATATCATTGACTTCTTTGAAATATGGTATCATATTAATATGTTTATCAACCCAGTTACTTATTATTTTACTAATACTTACTCTTAATAAATATGATTTAACATATGATATTACATTTTTATCATCTAATCCATAATAATCACATAATGCTTCTATTCTATTATAATCAATCTCTTTTTTATTTTTATATATAATCAACTTTGATAATTTTGTTCTATCTTTTATTTCAATATTCTTAACCAAATTATAATCTTCAATCTCTAACATCGTTTCTTTTTTACTTTTATTTATTTGTATAAGTAATTCTCCAGGTGAAAATTCAATTAATCTTGGTAATACTAACTTAATTTTCTTAAATATATTCACATATACATTGAAATCACTACTAGTATCTCCGAATTTTTTTATTAACATTTCATTATCTGGAATTTCAATATTATTTTTTGTTGTTATTTTTTGTGATAATGATTCAATTGTTCCTGTTTCAATTGCCGAATTAATCCAACATACTTCTTCTAATAAATTATATCTTTGACCTAATACATATGTCCATAATTGGTTATATGTTATTGAATTACCTAATTCAGATTTTACTTGATTAAATAAATCTTCTAATTCTGTAAATAAATTTGTTTTTATAAAATTACTTTTATTATTTATTACAATTAATCTTAATTTAAATAATTCATTAAATTGTTCAATATATTTATCCTTATTTTTTTTAGTAAAATCAATAATTTCACCACTGTATTCATCTCTTTTAACATATTCTTCTAATGGATGAATTAAATAAAATTTTCCACCAAAATCATATATTGTACTTAAATCGTATCCTGATTGATATCTTTCAAATACTATATCATCAAATGGTGTAATTATATTTCTTAATAATGGATTTCCTTCATATACTTCATCTATTGTTTTATCAATATAATCATTATAAAATTGTTCTTTTACCGATAAATCTAATATGTCATATGATAATTTTTCATCTATTATTTCTTTTTCTGCATCATCTGTAATATATTTATCATATAATAATCTTGATAATGTATATATTAACTCATTTATCTTTTGTGTTATTGGATATATCTTTTTAACATTTTTTCTTGCTCCTTCTTTATACATATAATAAACAGTACCAGGTTGGGTACGACCTACACGACCTCTTCTTTGTTTTCTTGATGCCTCTGTTATTTCTACTATTTTATTCGTTGTAATCATTTTAAATGGATCATATGATACTGATACTTGCCATCCTGTTTCTATTACGTATTTTAATGAATTAATTGTAATCGATGCTTCTGCTACATTTGTAGCTACTATAATATATCTTGTATACAAGTTATTACTTACTTTTCTATAATTCAAATTATCTATCGCTACAAAAATATCTCGTCTATCCACATCAAAATTAATTTTTGTATCTCCAATACTACTTATTAAATCTGTCCATTTTTGTGGTAAATTTGAATAATATGGTAATGCACACCAATTTGCTGGTATATTTGAATTATTTAATAATGTTACTATATTTCTAATTTTACTCGTACTTGTTGAGAAAAATAATATATCTCCTGTTGCCGTCTTTGCTATTTCTATTGTTTTCTGTATACCTAATTTTTCACTTTCATCATATGTTTTAATATCTTCTTTTTGATATTCTTCAGTAATTGTATATGTTGTATCTCCTAATGGTGGTGAAATATGCAATCTTCTATCATTAGATATTCTATCATAATTAAAACTTGGATAATTATTAATTTTCATAATAGTCTTAATTTCACCCAAAATATATGCTACTTTAATTCTATATTCTAAATCATCATATAATGCATTACTTATCGGATATAATATATTATCGTTTACATTTTTATAATATCTTCTATATATTGGTTCATCATCATCAATAGTTGCTGTTATAATTACTAATCTTAATGAATTATTAACTTCTAATACATCTCTCATTATTGTTAAGATTAAATCCATATTTGCATTATGTTCATGTGCTTCATCTATTGCAATAACATCATATTTATTATATTGTAAATAACTTTTATTTGATTTCTCTTTTAAATATGTATTATTTTGTAATTCCACTAATAATGTACCATCAGTTACTATTTTTAAATAACTAGGTGGTGCTGGTATATTTTGCGTTGATATTAATCCCGTTACATGTTTTTTCCTTTCTGTTTGATATTGAACATAATAGTTATCCGTTGAAATTATATCATCTTCTGTTTTATCATATTTTTCAATTGATACTCCTAATTCATTTGATATTCTTGCTGCATTCTTTGTCGTTGCATTTATACGAGGTTGTGTATTTATTACTTTACCATCATATACACCAATTAAAAATAATCCATACCATAATAACTTTGGCATTTGTGTTGATTTACCAACACCTGTTCCACCTGTAACATAAATAACTCTTTGATTGAAAAAATGTTTAAAGAAATGTATTTGTTGTACCCAATTTAATGCAAATTGTTTATACCAACCAGTTTTTTTATTATTCAAACTTTTTCCTATAATTTTATCTACAAATCTTTCAGAATAAATATCATTTTTATCTTCTTGAATATATTCTAAATCTATATATTTTCTTTGTGTTACAAAATAATAACTATCTAAACTTTTTTCAATAGCATCTGGACTATGTTTTACTTTAAATTCTGATAATATACCTCTTGTTATTAAACTGTGAAATATTATTTCTGTAATTCTTG